TCTCAAATGTGGGGAACATTCCCGCGTAATTTTCATAGATGCGTTTTCTGTTTGCGATATAATTCTCTCTAAGAATGAAAACATAATCAATATTTGTTCTCAGTGTGGGCGGAATGCCTAGGGGATACTGCATAGTTATCACCAACATCACCTTCCAGTGTCTTCCGTTCATGAAAAGTAAACGCATTAGTTTATCTCGCGACCACGTATTGTCGTAGAGACAATCATCCAAAATAACAAATGCTCTGGGATCAATGTTGCTGCGTTTATAAGTCTCCATTTCCTTTTTAATTTGTTTAAGAACGGTTCGCTGTCGTTTTAGAATATTTTCAATTATAGCAGAATTATATTCGTGGTGAACAAACAACTTGGGCACCATTTTTGCGTAAAACCCGTTACCTTCTTCAGTTCCCGAAATGACTGTTCCGATTGGAATATCCTGTTGATAATATAATAAATCTCTAACCAAGAAGGATTTACCGGTGTCTCTCTTACCGATTAATACAACCACCGGGCCCTTATTTTCATTTGGCTTAAAGCTGATATTTTTCATATCAAATTTTTTTAATTCTAATGTCATTTTAATAAATCGATAAAATAAATATATTATGCTAAACGAATTTAACCGAACGATACCTCTTTAACATTTACACATTTGCTACAAGATACCTATGTAATAACCAACTAACGAATTTAAGTGTTTAAGCCATACAATGAGTTAAAAACACATATAATTTATATATTAATTAGCTAAAGTATGTTGATTAATTATCAAAAACGAAAGAACCAGGAACTTTTTAATAGTTTAGCAAAACCCGAATCGCTATTTATGTCGGATATGCAAAATTTTATACCAATTTATACGCGATTTTTCTCATTGAACGATACGAATTATAACAGCATAAACTTAAACCATGAATGGTATCTTTCGGATGCGAATAAATTTGAAAACGACAATAATATATACAAGTGCAAAGTTAAGAACGCAAATAACAATAAACAGAAGGACGTTATGGGTTTTTTTAAAATGGCCCCCCTATTGGATCCATATAAGTATTTGATAGGCAAATATAATGTTTCTGATGAGAATTTGTTTGTATTGCCTCAACTAACATCAAGTGATACAGATTGTAACGCAAAATTTGTAGACCAAAACAATTCAGCATATGTCGACGGATTTTTCACCTTCTTAACAAGTGGATTGAAGCAAAGCCATAAATTTTCACATGGTATCGATTATTACGGATCCTTTTTAGGAATTAAGAACGATTTCACGTTTAATGTGTATGATGATATTGATTATTTAAATAATTCCGAATTCTTCAATAAAAACAAAAATGTTCTCTTTAAAATAGACGATTATGACCATTTGATTCAAAATGAAAATCCGATTTTGAAACCAATCAAAATACATACTACAAGCGCCATGTCGCAATTATCCGCAAAATCTTTCAACAATGAAATATTTGATAACGTATTTGAAGAAAATACAATCGACTTGGATAATTTAAAAGAAGGCGCTATTAATTTGTCTGATCTTGCCGATTTAATTGACCTGACTGATGCTGATATGCTTGACAATAAAAGCACTGATCGTGTGTCACTAAAATCAAACTCAACATGCTCGTCAAGGTCTTCATATACAAATGATAGTACTGACGGGGCTATTGAAGACGATGATGTTGTAGACAAAAAAGACGACAATAATAGTGAGAGTGGTGAGCATGCCGAAAATAATAGCGATGATAGCGGTGAATGGGAAGACGATGACGAAGACGACGAATTTGATGAAGAGGAGGAGAGAATAAACGCAACTATCCCCAAATTTCCCGTTCAGGTTATAAGTATGGAGTGTTGTGAAAATACATTCGACGATTTAATTCTAAAGAATACTGAACTAGGCAACGAAGAATGGTTTTCTGCGCTTATGCAAATAATTATGATTCTAATTACGTATCAAAAGGCATTTAATCTAACACATAATGACCTACACACGAATAATGTTATGTACAATCACACCAACAAAAAATTCATTTATTACTGCTACAAAAAGAAGCACTACAAGGTGCCAACATTTGGTCGCTTGTTTAAAATTATTGATTTTGGAAGAAGTATATACAAGTTCAATGGTAAATTGTTCTGCAGTGACAGTTTCCAGACTGGCGGCGACGCAGCAACTCAGTACAACACCGAACCCTATTTGAATGATAAGAAGCCGAGATTGGAACCCAATTACAGTTTTGATTTATGCCGCTTAGCCTGTTCTATATTTGATTACGTTGTCGAGGATACCGAAGAAATTAACAAATTGGCCAAGTGCGCAGACCCGGTTAAGCGATTGATTGTCGAGTGGTGTTTAGATGATAAGGGTATAAATATGTTGTATAAAAACAACGGAACTGACCGATACCCCGACTTTAAATTGTATAAAATGATTGCCAGGTGTGTTCACAACCACACGCCACAAGCTCAATTGGAAAGGCCAGAATTTAATGCGTTTGCCGATTTTAAGGGTGCGGTTCCTGACGATGTAATAGATATTGACAGTATTCCGTCATATGTATAAGAATTTAGCGTTTTGTAGGTTTACATTTCGGTTTGGTTCATAATACAATAATATTATTGTATATTATGAGCTCATTTGGATTTATCATAACAAGACACGTTAACTCTGAAAAGTCAAATAAATATTGGAATCGGTGTGTCAAGTTATTACGAACGTTTTATCCGCATAGGCAAATTGTTATTATTGACGACAACAGCAATCAGGCTTTCGTAAAACCAGAGGCAGATTACAGAAACCTAACTGTAATACAATCTGAATTCCATGGAAGAGGAGAACTGCTTCCCTACTACTATTATATTAAAAACAAGTTTTTTGAAAATGCGGTAATTATGCACGACAGCCTTTTTTTTCATAAAAGAGTCCCATTTGAATCATTCAATGGTAGAACAGTTTTGCCATTATGGTTTTTTAACCCTGATAAAGAGGACATTAATAATTCAATGAGAATTACAGAAGGCCTACGCCACGCGCAACCCGTCCAGGATTCCCTTAAACTAACCGAGTTGACAATATTTGGTCTTAATCACAATAAATGGTCTGGTTGTTTTGGTTGTCAAGCTTATATAAATCACGGTTTCTTGTTACAGATAGAAAACAAATATCGCATTACATCTATGATAGACACGGTTAAAATTCGGAGGGATAGATGCTGCTTAGAGAGAATATTGGGGTGTATATTTTCCAAAGAAAACCCTAGTTTGGCAAATAAAAAAGCAGTATTTGGAAATATTATGGATGTGTATAAGAGTTACGAATACACATTTGATCATTATATGACTGACTTAAAAAAAGGCACTCTACCGGCGTATATTGTAAAAGTGTGGACCGGTAGGTAAAAATTGTATTATACAATAAATTCGTTATCGTATAATGTCGTATAATTATTATATCGGTATTAATGGATATAAACTGTCAATAACAGACTTTATGAGCTCAGGGTCTGTGACATTTAATTTTATTAGGCGCGGTCCCATTGTTTTTTTCTCTGCAGTCTCTGGGTTGCCTCGTTGTCTCTGTAACCCTTTATTCAATGGTAAAATAGCACGTTTGAACTTTGCTAAAAATCTTTCACAATCAGCAATCGTCGTAGTCTTATACTCTGGATCGGTTATGGGTTTGTTTTGGGTAAGTAAATTTTTAATTTCTATATACTTGGCATAATAGTAAACCTTTTCATCCAATAATGCGCCCAAATTTGGACATCTAAATAATACCCTTGTATTTAATTCGGAAATATCAAAATAATAATCGGTTGCGGCATCAAAGTGCATCATTACATCTTCAGGTACCTTCTTAAAATCAACGTCTGAGAACTGTCTAAAATCATCTATCATCATATTTTTTCTATAGTCGTATTTTTTTGTATCCTTAACATAACTTAACTTTAAAATGTATTGATTCGCCCGTACATTTGCCGGATTTGGTGGAAGAACGGATATGTTGTACTTTGTTTCTGGAGATTGTACAAACCATTTTATTAGATAAGATATATGTCCTGCTAAATTCTTTACAGTATTCTCGTCGTATGGAATGCCTGTGTTGGGAATGATTAAAACATCAATATCCTCAGTTTTGTACTCTCCTATTTCTGATATTCCTTTTAATACTAACTGAACCGCCTTTCCACCTTTAAATAATAGTTTATAGTCCTGCCCAATCATTTTATACGATACAATTCCAAAAACAAGTAAAGATGCGCACAGTATTATATTAAAATTAGAGAAATCAATATCTTTGTCAGAAATGAGTGTTCCAAAAACATCGTATGGTTCATTTATTGTCTGAGTGTAATAAGTTGGTATAATTGTTTTAATAATTCTACAAACGCTCCACATTTGTGCGGTTTCTCTCGTTTTTGTATCAATCATTATTTCATTGTCCTTGCTCAACATTTCACGCAACTTTTTGCGTAATATAGTCATTTCATTCTCGTTAAAAATTGGTTTCCAAAAATCAGGTTCTATATCATGAGCATATCCTGTTCCGGGTAGCTCAGTTGGGATTTTCAATTTTACAAGAGGAGTTAACCGTTGCGGGGGGTGTATTTCTTCGATTTCTTTGATTGCTTCTTCTATTTGTGCTTCCTCTACAATGGGTTCCACCAATGGCACAGGAACAATAGGAATAGGCTTCGATTCGGCTTCCAACTTTTTCCTAAGTTCGAGAGAAACAAGCGCCTCCTTCTGTTCAGGGGTTAGTATTGATATATCTGCGCCATTATCTAATAAGAAATCAACCAATTCTTTATCTTGTATTTTAACAGCACTTGACAATGCGGATGTTTTATTAGTATAATCAGTGAGATTTATATTCCCCATTTTTTTTACAAAAAGATCTGCTAACCGCCTTTTTATAGACGAATCGTCTGTATTCTCAAAAATAACAACCAGCAACGGAGCAAATGCTATTATTCCAGGGGAATCGCGTTTATAAACGGGAACCATATTATGTGTAAGAGGGATTAATGTATTTATCCATAATGGATTATCTCTGATTAAATTTTTAAACGCCGTTACCCCCTTGTTCGGATCCCTTTTTAGAATTTCAAATGCTTTCATAAAGTCGTTTCTAAACGCATTCTTAAAATTCATCTCCTCTTTTGTGAAAATTACTCCTCCTGTCATTTTTCGTTTCCTTGATTGTGCTGCCTTTTTTAAACCACTTCTTCTCGTAGCACGCACTCTTCTTCCGCGAGTTTTATTTTTTCTTGTATTTTTTCGTATATATTTTTTTGTACTTATTTTCATTATATAATAGTATAATAAAAATACTTTTCGTCTAAAAGCCTGGGTTATCCGTAAAGATTGGTGTTACATTTGAGTCTCCATGAGTTGATGGCTCAATTTGATTCAATATAAAATACCCTGAAACGACGCTAAAATATACCACAAGAGCATCTCGAATTAATAGTTTGAGTGGTTTACTTTCTCTCTCAATAAATCTCATTTCAATAAATTTCGCAATCAAAAATACTACCGAGATGACTGCCGCAATAATAAATATATTACTCATTTAAATTACTAAAGCAGATTCTAAATTTCGTTTTTACGCAATTATTCCAAAATCTCAATTTCATCAATCAATAAATCAGGCAACAAGTCAATCGAAGGTTCCTCGATATTGTGAATATCTAAAGCATCTAGATTAAATGGTTGAGTAGATATTTGTAGTTTTGGTGAATCATCATCCTCCTCTTCGTCTTGTTTCCTCTGTTGTGTTCTAAAACTACTGATTTCTTCTAGGCGCGAAATATTCTTGGGTGCGTTGACATTTGATACAGCTCCGTCTTGATTTTGAACATAATCGATATCATTAAAACTCAAACGACTAGGAATTGGAGTCGGGATCTGTTGCTGCTCAACATTCGACTCAACAGAAGCAACTTTGCCAGCTACTACCGCCTCTTTTATAGGTTCGTCGATTATTTGTTCATTTACTTCCTCAATTACATCCTCTTCAACACTCTCATCCATATAAGCCTTCAAAATTGCCTCAACAGGGATACTCTCTCTTAATGTGTTTAATATACATTCTTGTACAATGATTTCTAGTTCTCTGTGATTTTTTTGAATCTGTAAAGGAGGCAAATTTACTTCGAACAAATAAACATTCTTGTAAACCTTTCTGGCCACATTGATATATGTTTTATGTAAAAATTCATCTAGCTTGGGAATGTTAATATCAATCTTCTTCTGCTTTTGACCAACCCGCATAGAAGTTAGGATTTTAAGTTGAATAATATGAACACATGTAATCAGTTCCTCTAAATAAGAGCATCCAGACTTTTCACAAATTCGTTTCCTCTCCGTCTCGATAATTTGCGCGTTCCATTTTGGTATTCTAGATATAAGGTTCTGAAAAGTCATTAAATATTTGTTCGTCTCTCCATTGTCTTTACACAACTTTAAAGATTCTTCTAAAATAGACTTATAACCGTCAATGATTAAAGGTGTCAAAATTGTTACTAAACGAGACCCCCATTCGTTTTTCGATTCGTGAAGAGCGCTTCCATTGAAATCATCCATTTACATAAAACTTATATTTTCTAAAGCCAGTTCTGAACTTAAAAAAATGAAATTTAATATAAACAACATTAGCAGTTTTTCATTTCTAAATTCAGTTCTTACACGACTAAAGCAAACAAGATACTCATATCTTTTATCATCGCTCAAGACCCCTTCCATAAATTTCGGGTTTTCTACTAAATTTATAATATCTAATCCACTATAAGCCTTTTCATACAATTTCACACATAACAATATCATATCTTCGGGACGTGCCTTCTTGTTTACATACTTTAATAACTCCTTTTCTAAAAAATCAATACGGCGTGACTTTAAAGGTTTCAATTTAAATAGCTCATTAAGATTATGCTGATATAAATTTATAGCCTTGCCATTTATCACTGGCGATGGAACATATATTTCACAAAATCTAGATAATATTGGTTTCATCAAATTATATTTATCTTCGGCAACAATAAAGAACCGTGTATTATGACTAAACAATTCAATACATCTACGCAGCGCAGACTGAGCGTCCATTGTTAATTTATCGGCATTCAATAGAACAATACTTTTAAACACATTGCCGCCATTTGAATTTATGTGTGTTTTCGCGAAAAACTTCAATTCATCGCGAATAAATTTGATACCCTTTCCATGCGAACAATTTACATACATTACAAATGCCTTTATCTTGTCCCTATCTCCGTCATAAATTTTCGATATAAATTCATTTACAATTGTGCGTTTTCCACTACCAGTTGCACCGTGAAAAAGCAAGTTTGGGATTTTATGGCTCTCATAAAAAAAACCCAACTTATCTTTTATATTTTGATGAATTTGTAAGGACATTCAGACTTATTATATTTCGTGACGTGTTTTTATATTTTAATATACCGTAAATGATAAAATATAAAATGTTATTTTGGGAGGTTAAACAGAGCTGGTTAATGAATGTGTGTATGGGTTATTTTTAAAAGCAGACAATATATCAGGTTGAATGCGGTCACAACTTGCGCATTCATTGTAGTATTGTGGTGCTCGAATTGCGCCGTATGTATTTACAGACGGGGGTAGCCCAGATAATCTTGAAAACGCCGGATTGACTCTTCCATCTAAACGGTCGGTATCGCTCTTAATTGTGGTCAAATGCATCTGCTGATTAAACACTTGTGTTCCACCTTGGTTTGGTCTATTTCCAATCGTAGAAGACTTTATATCGTTATTATGTTGTCTGTAAGCGGCATCATAACTCATATCACCATAACCAGTAGCAGCACCACCCGCCGCAGTATAATATTGACAACTTGTGCTATCTCTCTGTGTCGAGTCAGGAGCCGTGTAATTATTAACATACATGCTCTCCTTTTGATTATTAATGCGGAATGTGGGAGCGTAAAGGGTTGTTTCTTTGACAGTTGTTGCGGTGGCATCCTGAGGATTATATACATACCCCTTCGGCACAGATGATGTTGCCTCACCATAAATGCGAACATTATTAATTGTTTCATCTTTACGGGTTGGTTTTAAAAAGTCCATTAAAGGCGCAATGACTGCCCCAATAGCTCCACTAAATCCGCTTCTCAATGTTTCGGGTTGTCTTACAGTGCTTCGGTTGTTTTCATAATTTGTATGGCTTCGCAAAAATATATCTTTATCTGTATGGTTTCCTTGTCCGGTAGCCCTTGAATGATTTACACCACATGAAATAACCTCGTGGCGTTTTGACGGCTCAAAGTTCTCTGGTGCGGTTGCTGCCTTGATATCCGTTGCCCCCGCAGGACCCATATATTCAGTTTCAATATCATTGCGTCTAACCACTCCCATCTCCTGAATAGGTCTCAATGTTTCCCCCTTTTCTGCGCCTGTAGTTGTTAACCAACGATCCTGTGTATTGATAAAAAATGTGTCCGGACGCTGTTTTTCCACACGACCCAATAGTTGAGTTGTTGGTGTGTTTTTAATAAAGGAGTTCGCAGGACCCTCGTGATTAACGAGCTCATATTCTAGCTTAGGATTTGTTTCAACTCTCAATTGATCGACCGTTTTTGGTAACCACTTGTCACGAGCCTCCATACCCGAATTATATCCGTTGCTACCATTTATTCCATATCCTTGGTCTAGCCCAGGACCGACCGTAATGGAGTCAAATGGCTTCACATTGTTATTTTTCATTGCGGGATTTACTCTTGACTGATAGAAGTCGCTCTGATTAGGCATACCGTAAGCCCACTGCATATTAGCTTCGGGCTTAAATAATGGGGCCTGCTCTATCTTCTTAATTACCTGAGAACCAGATCCGATCATGTTGTCCAACACTGATTCTGAAATATTCATATCGTATGTGCGACCCTTTACCTTACCACCATTAAAGGGAATCATGTTGTTATGTTTAAACTGATCCGAATTTAAATAATTGCCGGTTAATGAATACACTTCCTGCGGGTTTTGCCCTACTGGTTTGTTATTCCTTACCTGTTTTTCATATAAATTCTGATTGAAATATTTATCAGTCGCAACATTTGGATTTGGATATTCCTGAACGGTATCTACTAACTGATTTATATTCGATACTGGAAAATTCTGGGGAGGGATATTTGTATTTGGTAGGTAATTGTCGGTCCTTACACCTAAATTGCTTCTTATTCCCATATTTGTAAATTTTTCCCTTCTGCTTTGTTTTATTTCATTTTTGCTACAATTTTCGTTTGATTGATTTGATACAACATACATGCCGCCTAATGCTATTAAAGGGATTGCTATTTCCATATTTATATATATAGAGTATTATATTTTATTCATATAATAATCTAAATTACTTGGGGCTGGCTAGTATTAATTACCTGGTTTGACAAGAATTCGTTTGCTGGCACGTTGTAGGGCCGCCTACATAACCGCCTCTAATTAAACTGAAACTTGAAGGAAGTTCGTTTTTAGTTTCGTCAATAACACAAACTCTCTTGGGAGTAAAATAATCTTTCTCTAAAATTCGTGTGCTTAAATTATTCTGAAACGGCATACATGTATTCGCTTGAGGGTTTAGAGGCGGATATTGCCAATCGACTTGTTCTAAATCGCGATACCACCATGCGGGATTTGTTGCCCTCGACTGTTCTGTAAACAAATTGTTACATGTTGGGTACTTAATGGGCTCATTTGGAACGTTATACTGTGTATAATTGTCTTTTCCTAAACAATCCCGCCCGATTTGTCTATTTACACCACGTAGATCACTTTCTAAATTTATGGTGTTTGTTCTTAAATTACCTCCCCATTTTTGTATAATGATTTGAGGATCCTCCATATAGCACGGATTCGCGCCATTACCAGGAACATTTAAAATCCATCGTCCAGGGTCTGTGGATTGCTGTAATGATTTTTTCGTTCTACAGTCGTCATATTTAAATCGGGTGCTGGCCATTATTATATTTATAATATATATTTATTTATTTATTTACAATTTAAAAAATTTATCAAATAATAAGTATGGAGCTTATTTTAAACAACACCAAAACACCGACATTATGTTTAAATATGATTGTAAAAAATGAAAGCAAAATTATTACAAGATTGTTCGATTCGGTTCTCTCTGTTATTGATTGTTATTGCATTTGTGATACCGGCTCTACCGATAATACTGTTAATTTAATCACCGAATATTTTCACAGCAAAAATATACCAGGTAAAGTGGTAACGGAGCCATTCAAAAATTTTTGCCATAACAGGAATTTTGCGCTACAATCATGCTTAGGAATGTCCGATTTTGTATTATTACTTGACGCTGATATGGTGCTTGAAGTCAATAATTTTAATAAAAGCTTGCTCAACCGCGCGGATAGCTTTAATATTCTTCAAGGGAACGACACATTTTATTATCAAAATATGAGAATTATGAAAAACAATGGATTATACAAGTATGTTGGTGTGACACACGAATATATCGACACACCGAGTAACAATCGTGTTGCTGGGTTCGAGAAAAAAGACCTTTTTATTCGGGATTTTGGGGATGGCGGTTCAAAGCATGACAAATTTGAACGCGACATACGGCTGCTTCTAGATGGGTTAAAGGAAGAACCGAATAATGTTAGATATCATTTTTACCTAGCAAATAGTTACCACGACTCCGGAAGGTTTGACGAAGCAATTAATACGTACAAAAAACGAATTCACTTTGGAGGATGGCAAGAAGAGGTGTGGTACAGTTATTATAGAATCGGCCTATGCTTTAAAAAAATGGACAAAATGAATGACGCAATACATTATTGGCTAGAAGGATATGAATATTATCCCGATCGCCTCGAAGGACTATATGAAATCATTCATCATTACAGAGTAAATTCCAAACATAAGCTGGGCGATATGATTTATCAACTAGCTAGAAAAGTGTTAGATCGTAACAATAGAAGAGAGAATTATTTGTTTTTACATGATGATATATACACCAGCAAAATTTATTACGAATATACGGTATTCGCTGCTTACACTGGAAATAAAAACATAAATTATGAGGTTGTCCAAGTGTTAAATAATTCTAAGGAAGATAGTCTTATTAATAACATGCTCCAAAATATGAAATTCTACAAGGATATTTTAATTCAGCAGTCTAGGATTGTCGTTGATAATTCGGTTACTGCTACGATTAACAATGAAGACGTCAAATTATACTCATCTTCTAGTTGTCTTATTCCTAACGCAGACAATTCCGGCGGATATAAAATGAATATCCGATATGTGAATTATTATATTAATGAAGGTGGCGGCTATTTACATTGTGATAAACATATTATAACGGTCAATAAATGTATTGAATTAGACGCTGATCTTAAAATGGTGTCTGAAAAGTGGTTTGGATTGACATTTGATAATAGAAGGTATATCGGAGTTGAAGATGTTAGAATATTTTTTGATGTAGAAAGTAATAAGCCGGTTTTTATCGGAACTGGTTATCACGAGAACAATCAGATCGGTATTGTAGTGGGAGATTATGATTATCAAGGTGGAAAATTAAATGGAATGGAAATTACTCCCACTTTTAACAAGGCGTCATGCGAAAAAAATTGGGTCTACGTTGACTATAAAGGGTCTACTCACATTATATACGATTGGTCCCCTTTAAAAATCTGTAAAATTAATGATGCAGATAAGTCGCTAACTTTGGTCGAAACTAGAAAAATGCCAGGTATTTTCAGCCGGACACGTGGCTCTACTTGTGGTTTTAAGTATTCCAAGCAACACGCAGCTAATAATAATGGAAACATAACGATTCAAATCGTGGAAGACGAGATTTGGTTTGTTACGCATATTGTCTCTTATGAACAGCCGCGACACTATTATCACGTAATCGTCGTGTTCGACGGAGATATGAATTTGTTGCGTTATTCGGCTCCTTTTAAATTTGAAGGCGAACCAATTGAGTATTGTTTGAGTATTGTTGTTGAAGATGAACGCGTTCTAATGAATTACAGCACGTGGGATCGAACTACGCGAATTGGAGTTTACGATAAAAAATATATAGATTCAATCGTAAAATATACCTAGTAATTTGTAATAATGCTGTTATCATGATTACAATAATAAACGTCAAAAATGGCCTGATTTTCAGTATAAATCAAATACCATATGTTTACCTCCCACATTATGGTAATTTTTTTCGTCATAATATCAACACATTTGTCTTTCATCAACTCTGAAAATTTTACTAGAGCAGTTGCGTTTCCGCCAAAAACTCCACCGGCGAAATACCACGCAATATCTTTATAAATATCAATATTAAACCTACTATTTAGATTCCATATCGTGCCAATTCTAACGCCGCTGTATATTTTAGAGTTTAAAGCGTTGATCTTTTCTATAAAGGCTTCATCTGTTCCGCTAAATATGTGCCGGATACCAAAGTCAACCCATATAAAATTTTCGGTTTTAAAATGATTTAATAAAATAGCCTCTTTGACCCATTCCGTCTTATTACACATGGTAAACATAAATTCAACTGTATCTTTTGTATGATCGGTCGAGTTTACATTAAATCTAGTTAACTTGTCTATATAATTATATAAATAGATATCTTGTTTTTGTATTTTAATTATGAATGTATTTGCTTTGTCATATTCATCGCCGATTAAATTATACATTGGTTCATCTAGAAAAATTATTTTGGGCGTGTTAGATTTTAATAATATTTTGCCAAATTTAAAATAGCGGGTTAACGTATCTATATATCTTTCATTGACATTGCTCACAAATGCTGATACAAGAGTGCTCATTTTTAGTTAATTATATATTTATTTTTAATATATAATTTTATTTATAAGATTACTTTGACTTTTCAAATGTATAGATATGGTCCATCGCCCTTAACATTTACAGTGTCCTTATCTGGCTCGACATTAATATCATGTCTGTTTCCATAAACCGTCCAATGAAATTTAGAGTTTTCGCCATACACCTTAAATGCGTTGTTCTCGATTTCGCTAGAATTTAGTGTTACTATCTTGTTGCCGTAAATGGGTGTGATTTGGACGGTAAAATCGTGCGCGAGTTTTTCGGCATAATGCGGCAATTTGATTTCTACGTATTCATTGTTTGTAATTTCTCCCTTGCCTCTATAGTAGACTCCTGCTTCAGGACCTTCTAGACACGCATGAACTAAATACTTGTTATCGTTAGTGGGATGCTCTATTACAAATGTTTTTGTGTCGGATGAACCCGTAACTGAACTGTTATAAATAATGCCTGAACCTGTATCAACCATTAATAGATTGTATAATCCTGGTGGTGCCCCAGTAAAACTAACCGGAGGGCCAGTAGGACCAGTAGGACCCCCGGAAGGACCAGTCGGACCCGCACATCCTCTTCCAGTAGGACCAGTTACACTATTACCCGTAGGACCAGTATTACCAATGGGTCCTACAGTCGCAGGTCCAGTAGGTCCTTGAGGTCCAACAGGTCCTGGTCCTCTTGAATCACAACATCTTTGGGCCCCTAAATATTGACTGTAATTTCTAAAATAACTTGACATCTATAATATATAATATATATTTAATAATAAAATTTATATATTATTCTAATCTATTGTAATATTTTTAATAAGCGGGCCTTGTCTACATTATTGTAATCAAATAAATATTCATTGCACCATTCTGTATTCTCATTTGTTAGAGATACATATAATTTATCCTTTTTACAATCTTTCCCTATATGACCATTTGTTAATAGCGCCTCTTCAGGAATTACATAAAATCTACCATTTTTACAATTTAACCAATATAAATCATTGTCGCCCTCTTCATAACATTTATTTTTACATTTTCCATCTACTCGACAATCATATTTTGATAAATTAAAAAAGTAAGAATTTAAATTATTTTTACAAATTGTTCCAACCTTTTCTTGAACTTTTTTAGAACCAATCATAAAATCATACACTAATCCTTCCATATCATTATTCTTAAATTTTATAAAATTTATTTTTGTTTCCCTTATTTCACGATATTTTTTTTCTTGTTGTTGAGTTTTACTTGTTGGTGTATCTAATATATTAAACTCAAACTTATTGATTAATTTGTAATAATTTGTTAGTTTTTCAATCAAGTTTTCCTTATTTACTTCGTATTTATTATATTTTGATTTTTTTGCGATTCCAATCGTTTTCAAACCCTTAACTTCTTCATATGGAATTAGCCACATATTTTTATCTTCATCACAAATAAATAATAATAAACAATTGTCATATTCTCCATTATTTAATCTAAAATAATATTGTTCTCTTTCTGTTTTTTTATTAGTAGTTTTTACTTGAATTCCTAACCATAAATCTTCAATTTCTTCGAATCTTTTGATAGCGATATCAGCTTTACAACCATCAAATGACTTAATTGTTGTAAAATGGTCTCCTATTAACTCCTTAATATAATTAATACACTTCAATTCTTGTTGTAATGAAGACAACTTATTATCATTTGAATACAATTCTTTTAATTTACAACTTGCATTTTTATTAACGCATTTTGGACAATTTATGCCCTGATTTAATGTAGTAAAGTTTTTATAACTTACACTATTTTCGTGTCCACAAGAGGCATTGTAATTTATTTTGCAATTATTATTCTTGTAATTTTGAATAAAATCTTCTGGCGTCATTGTTACCATACAATTTTTGTCAGAAAACTTTTTAACAACATCTTCATATGTTGGTATTTCTAAAGCACAATTTCTACATTTTATCCCAACTCCATTTCTAAATTCTTTAAAAATAACAGAATTAGTATGTCCGCAAGAAGCTACATAATCTAATTTGCTTAGTTGATTTCCATAAGTTTCGCTTGTTAAGATACATTTATTTTGTGTAAATGTATCTTGCACTTGTTTATATGTGTATTTGATAGGCATATATAAGATATGTCTATCTCTTTATATCATTTTATCCTTATATTATATTTGGGAGTAGCGCCGAATATTGCCGATTTTACTAATCTTTTTTGTTACCATAAATGCTTCCGAAAATTTTGAAATTTTAAGAAGAGGGTAACGGTGCTAAGCAGAGTTTTATCTCCCCAAGACTTGCAACATTATACTTCACAACCAACGGCAAATCATTTTCCAAGTACACTTCGATTTGCTGGCACAAGTTCGTGCACTTAATAAAATACCCAAGGTTTTTGAGCGAAAACTCCCCCTGAATAATCTTCGACGAATCCTGCTTCAAAATAAACCCCATACTTCCATCTGATTCCGCACGATGAATTTCAGCAGAAGCAAATTGTCCTGAGCATTTAAAGATCAATTCGTTACCAACGGACTTGATTTCGAGCTTATCGGAAATACAAGACAAATCGCGAATAATTTTCTGGAAATCCGCCGAAGGAAGATTAATAATAGACGAGAATTTTACGTCAGGATATTGCAGCTCCTCTGGCTCAGGCTCAATCAATCTGAGTTTCTGAGTCTTACATTGCTTAATCTCGCCATTCTCAAATTTCAAGGCCAAATGAGAAACGATTCCATCGACATAGTCGGATTTCTCGATATAAATAGTCAATGTGTCGTCATTGTCAATCGAATTAATCAACTTGAATAGATGAAACATATTTACACCAATAATAATTTTTTCCTTCTTACATTCATAGAACTCGAAATTTTGAGCCGCCAAATAAAGGTGAGCTAAAATGGTGTGGGACTTGTCCATATTAATAATACGAATGCCATCCGGCTCAAAGGAGATATTTGTTTCTAAAAGAATGTCCTTGAGGGCCGTCATCAAGGTTCTAAACGGCGCAATCTGGACAGTTTTAATAGTTAACACATTTCCATCTGTGGGGGTTGATGCGTGATTTTTATTGGAAAATGTAGACATTATACAATTTCTAAAGCAGAATCTTTAAATACTTATGAATTTAAAATATTTAACGCACAAATATTTTAAATGGGGAATCTATTCGATCCATTTATAGGGCCCAAACCCACTTACATTTATTTCAGATTTTAACGGTTCAACATTTACTGAAGCTCGTTTACCAATCGCTATCCAGTTAAATCTTCCATTCTCTCCGTAAACAACAAACTTACCATTTCTGTCAACATCTGAGGCCGCAAATGTCTTTACCTTTCCGTCATAAATAGCGGTTACTAAAACGCTAATATCTGTTGCCCATCCTGGAACATAAGATGGTAATTCGATTGCTACGGACTGATTGTCTATTATTTCTGAAGTTCCCCGATAATATACCCCCACCTCAGGTCCTTCTAAACAAGCGTGAACTAAATATCTATCATTGTCTTTTGGATGGTCTATAATAAATGTTTTGTTTTGGGCTGAAGTAGGAGCTGTACTGTTATAAATAATGTTTGTAGCTGTATCGACCATTAATAGATTGTACGTTCCTACTGGTGCCGCGGAAAAACTAACCGGAGGACCTGTAGGTCCTGTAGGTCCGTTATACACTACTTGTGTATATGTAACTATAATAGACGGAGATGCTGGATTATCATTTGGAGCAAGCCCGGCCCCGGCGAGTGCAGTTATACTCACGTTTGAAGTGGTTACACATTTAAGATAAAATTCAATATAGTCGCCAGCGTTTAATGCTAAAACATAATTCCAACCAACAATATTACCACCTGTTTTAGTTGGAATATTTACTTGTCCGTCTGTTTCAGTGACATTGACACCATTCTTTTTTATCCATATATTTATTGTATCAGTACTATTACCAGTCGAAATTGTAGTCAGCTGGGCTGAAAATTGAATATTATATATACCAGAATATGTATTGTAAATCCGAGAGGTTGGTGCCCCAATATATATACCATTTGTAGCGCTTGAATCGGTTGAATTAATTGTAATAGGATATGCGATATTTACAGTAAATGGACCGGTACTACTAGTATCATAAAAAGAACCATAATATCCTGTTGCTCCGCCTGCACCTTGAAGACCTATTGGTCCAGTTTGACCTATTGGTCCTGTTGCGCCTGTATTTGCCGCCGTACCAGGAGCGCCGGTAGGACCTGTTACTGAACTCGCAACACCTTGAAGACCTGTAGGACCTGTAGGACCAGTCGGACCTGTTGCTCCTGTATTAGATGCCGTGCCGGGGACACCGGTAGGACCAGTAGGACCAGTGTGACCTGTAGGACCAAAAACGCCAGTCGGACCGCGGTCCCCTCTCTGTCCAACGGGCCCCGGCACACAACAAACACCTTTATTTTTTAAATAAGTATTATAGCTACTCATATATATTATATGTTTTAAAATAATTTGGGAACATTAACCCGTATCGCGTGTCGAGTGCCCTTGCCGTGTTTTTTTCTTGCCCGTTTTGCTAAAGTTAGCGCCTTTGAACGCTTATTACACCCCTTTTCCAAAATACCATAATCCACAGCTGCTGCTTTTCCAGCCGTAATTGCGCTAGCTAATCGTGCGTTACCCCAGGATTGAGCGGTTTGATTTGGTCTTGATCCAGATGAATAATATGCGCCCTGACCTTTATTAATTATCTTTGCTAACGCCGCTCGCGAACACCCAGTCGCCCTTGCGAGTTCAGGCGTCGCACCAATTTTATTGACATTGTATATTTTTTGTGCCCTTGTTATGAATTTTGATTTTTTCGATGAAAACGACGCGACACGCTTCCGTGTATAATATTTGCGCTTTTTATAAAGAGCCCTAGATTTCGTCAACATTTTCAGTTGCGCTCTTTTATCCTTCCTCGTTAGCGTTCTTGGTACATATCTCAAAACAACCTTCATTAATATATAATAATATATTATTTGAAAACTAATTTAAAAGCTTAATCGTAAGGAACATAGAATGACAGATAAAACTACAGAACAAGAATGTTCAGAAACTGTGAAATATTTATTAGAAAAATACAAGGACAATGAATATATGATACAAAGAATATATAATCACATTGTAACATATCTCCCAAATACGCTAGAAAATGAACTGAAAAACCACGAGAAGCGAGTAAATCGCAATAATTACTTGACAAATGAACAGCAGGTATTTATTCAAGTGTTTTTGAGTAAAAACAAATACTTTTACTTGCATACCAACAACTTTTTCTACGAATATGATGGTAATAAATATTTAATCGTCAAGGAGGATGATGTCATACATAAGCTTCTCTCTAGTATTTCCAAGGATCGCGTTCTTTTACAATGGAAACACAAGACAAAGATGAACGTTATCCGGTTAATTAAAGAGCGTAGTTTATTTAGTTCCGTCCCTGAAACAGACACCATTCAAAATGTGCTAAATGTATTATACCCGACTATTTTTGATTCAAAAAATTCCGCCAAGTATTTCCTAACCATCATTGGTGATAATATTTTGAAAAAGAATACCAATTTGATTTATCTAGTGAGCGTCAAAATGAAGCAATTATTGAACGAGCTCGATAGCGTTGCTCTAGTGTCTATTGGCAATAATAATACAGCGAATAATTTTATGACCAAGTATCATGAGAACCACACCTACGAAAATTGTAGATTAATCAAGATAAACGAGAGCTTCTCAAACGAGGCGTGGAGAGAAATGCTAAAGAAAATTGGGCTTGATTTGCTATGCGTTGCGGCTCATTATTCATCTCGCTACGAAAATTCCGATAAATTTATTGACAATAGATCCGACGAAGAATTAAAACTATATTCTTATTATCTTAAAAATACAAATCCAAATAATATTGTCGATGAATTTTGCTGTAAATACATTGTCGATTCTGCTTCAGAATGTAAAATGGAGTGGAAGAGTCTTCATTTTGTTTGGAAGCAATTCTTGTCAAACTGTAATTTACCAAATGTCATTTATTCGAATTCGCTAAAAACGCGGTTTAAGGAAAAATATTCATATGACGCCGATTCCGATTCTTTTATTGGTATAACCAGTAGGTATTTGCCGGTAGAAAGCAACTTTATTAAATTCTGGGAAAATACAATAACTACGCATAACCCAGATTCTGAACTTATTTTTGACAATGAACTAGAGGTTGATGAACTCAATTCGCTCTTCAAGTCGTGGTCAAAACAAAACTCAGATAAGTTAATGTCAAGCGGCAATATAACCGAAGAGAGCATGTTGAAAATCCTGAAGCACTTTTTTCCCTCCGTAGAGATTGTAGAGGATAAATTTGTCTTAAGCGTCACATGTTCCATGTGGAATAAAAGCAATGATATTAATGACTCGTTTGATTATATAAAAGAACAAATAAAATTGGATCATAAATTAGCACTGATTTCATTCGATGATGCCTATAATTTTTACAACAAATATGCCTGCGCAAACTCGTTAAAGTTTGTTGTCAGTAAAAGATTCTTTGAAAAATATTTGTATTACAAATTCGCAGACCATATTGTATATGATAAATTTATAGAGACAGATTGGTTTACTTCCTCTTAAATTATATTGTAACTTAAAAAATACACTATAATTTATTTATTTATGCGGCATTACCGGCCACAAATTGCAAGTCAACGCCAGATGTTCCAACACCCTCACCATTAACATATGTCAACGGAGACAAGGGACCACCATAAGCCATACCACCGCGCATCTTGCGGCTACCCTTGCGACCCTTCTTCATCGACTTTCCCTTCTTGATGAAACCAAATTGACCCTTCTTGGTCATAAAGCCCGCCTTTACAAGACGCTTCTCTTTCTTGGCCATGATGTGCATCTTTCTAGATACAATGCGACCGTGCTTGTTCATCATGAGATGTGTCTTGGTAAGACCACCGCTGGTCTTTTTCGCTGTTCCGTGCCAAACTTGAGCACGAGATCCGATATTTTGTTCGTGTGTCATTATAAGATTAATTGAGAAAATAAAATTATTCGGATTGAGAGAAACGCACTAAAATCTATTTGTTGGTGGTTTTCCGCTCCCACCTGGCATCCCCTCGGCCCTCCCTAAAGAATTGATATTTAATGGTTGTCCTAAATAGGAATTTCCATATTGGATGTTTCCACCCCGCGAATAATTAATTATCTGAGCTATCCGCCTGTTGTTTGAAATTTTTGTAGACGGGGAATCGGAACCAAGTACGGTTTTATTGTATTTATCAGGAATGCAGAAACACGCTGATTGTGACGAATTTGGAAATGCCGCATTGTAAGCAGCTACATAATTTATTGATCTTATGGAATTTGATTTTTTTCCAGGAGTGAATTGTCGTTGTGAGTGCATGTGCTAATATTATTGGTTATTTTATTTTATGTAATTTTACTTATGCTTTTGAATACTTTTACATTATTTTAGACTCGGCTTAAACTCTCAATACGATTTACAATAAGAAATGAGATAAATAAAAAATTGATTTTAAAAATGTAGTTAAAAATAGAATTATATAATAAGATACGATGAGCGCTACAGATTCAGACCAACTATTCTTCGATGTTCAGCAGAAGACCGATAAACAGCATATCCTCGACAATCCGGATACGTATATCGGCTCCGTTGAAAACATTGATGCCGATATGTGGATTATGAGTGAAGACGGCGAGAAAATCATAGAAAAAAATATTACCTACATTCCCGGTTTATTTAAACTGTTCGATGAAGGTATTGTAAATTGCCGTGACCATGTTGTTAGAATGCAGACCAAGGTTGATAGTAAAATGGAAAATGCGTTGCCTGTTACTCATATTGACGTATCAATTGAACCTGACGGCACGATTACAATGGTCAACGATGGTAATGGAATTGATGTCGCGCAAAAAGACGGCGTTTGGATTCCTGAACTGGTATTTGGTCACCTTCGCACTTCTACAAATTACAATAAAGACGAGAAGAAAATTGTTGGAGGTAAAAATGGGTTTGGATTCAAGCTAGTCCTTATCTGGTCTACTTATGGACGAATTGAGACGGTTGACCATATTCGCGGTCTCAAGTATATTCAAGAGTTCAAGAATAACCTAGATGAAATCAGCAAGCCGACCATTTCAAAGTGCAAGAACAAGCCATATACTAAGATTACATTCAAGCCAGACTATCACAGACTGGGTATTACCGGGCCTTCTGCCGATGTTATTTCGCTATTAAAGAAGCGCGTTTATGATATATCCGCGATTACTGATAAAACCCTCAAGGTGAGATACAATAACAATCTGGTCCCAATTAAAAATTTTCAGCAATATATCGACATGTATATAGGTGAAAAATCTGTATCTCAGAGAGTTTACGAAGACAACGGAGACCGCTGGGAATATGCCGTCGCATTAACACCTACAAATGAATTTGTTCAAGTATCATTCGTGAATGGCATTCACACCGCAAAGGGCGGAAAACACGTCGAATATATTTTGAACCAAATCACTAGAAAGTTGTGTGAATTCATAGAGAAAAAGAAAAAGGTAAAGGTCAACCCGAACACCATAAAGGAACAGCTCGTTTTATTCTTGCGTTGCGACATTGAAAACCCCGCATTTGACAGTCAAACCAAGGATTACATGAATACGCCTTCTGCCAAATTCGGTTCCAAATGTGACGTCTCTGATAAATTTATTGAAAAGGTTGCGAAAATGGGTGTGATGGACGCCGCCTTACAATTAACCGAAGTGAAGGAAAATAAGGCCGCAAAAAAGACTGACGGCGTGAAGAGTAAATCTGTGCGAGGTATTCCGAAGCTCACAGATGCCAACTGGGCTGGCACAGAAAAATCCAAAGATTGTGTTGTTATATTTTGCGAGGGAGATTCAGCAAAGGCAGGTATTATTTCTGGATTGTCATCTGATGACCGCAATATTATTGGAGTGTATCCGATGAAGGGCAAGATTCTCAATGTAAGGGGTGAAAACGTAAAGAAAATTTCTGAAAACAAGGAAATTACTGAGATCAAGAAGATCTTGGGTCTGGAGACCGGTAAAAAATATAATACAATTGAAGATGTGTATAAACAGTTACGTTATGGCAAGGTTCTATTTATGACGGATCAGGATTTAGACGGCAGTCACATAAAGGGACTTGGTATAAATCTGTTTCAGTCTGAGTGGCCCACGCTTGCTAATATTCCGGGATTCATCGGTTTTATGAATACTCCCATCTTGAAGGCGAAAAAGGGTGCCGTTGAATTGGAGTTCTATAATGATGGCGAGTATAATGAGTGGAAGGAGGAAAATGACGTGAAGGGGTGGAAGATTAAATATTACAAGGGACTTGGTACAAGCACTGGAAAAGAATTCCGCGAATATTTTGAGAAAAGAAAGGTGGTCGGGTTTCAACATTCCGAAAAGAGCGACGATGCGATTGACATGGTCTTCAATAAAAAGAGGGCAGACGACCGAAAGGATTGGCTCAAGTTATACGACAGAGATGCGTATCTCGACACAGCAAAAACAAATGTTTCATATGAAGAGTTTATTAACCGTGAACTCATTCATTTCTCAAAGTATGATTGCGATAGAAGTATTCCTAACTTGATGGATGGACTCAAGATTAGTTTAAGAAAGATCTTGTTCTCCGCTTTTAAAAAGAACCTAACAACTGAAATCAAGGTCGCACAATTCTCAGGATATGTTTCAGAGCATTCTGGATATCATCATGGAGAGGCAAGTTTGAATGGAGCAATTGTGGGAATGGCACAAAATTTCGTTGGTTCGAATAATATCAATCTGCTTCTGCCGAATGGACAATTTGGCACCAGATTACAGGGCGGAAAGGATAGCGCATCGGAAAGATATATCTTTACACAGTTAAATAAAATCACGCGATCTATATTCCCATCCACAGACGACAATGTATTAACATATTTAAATGATGATGGTTTGTTAGTTGAGCCCATTTATTACGCACCAATTATCCCAATGCTGTTAGTAAACGGATCGAAGGGCATAGGAACAGGCTTTAGCACTGACATTATGTGTTATAACCCACTACAAATCATCGATTATTTGAATCATAAGTTGTTATCGACTGACGGCGCGATTGACTTTATCCCTTATTACGAAGGATTTACAGGTCGCATCACAAAGATCAGCGACGAGAAGTTCTTGATTAAAGGTGTATACGAGAAGTTAGGCGTTGATAAAATCAAGGTAACTGAATTGCCGGTTGGCTATTGGACAGAAGATTTCAAGGAATTAATTGAATATCTAATAGAGCCTGGTGTTGATAAAGACGGAAAGAAAATTCCTGCTACAATTAAAGATTATGAGGATATGAGTAAGGATACAAATGTCGACTTTACTATTACATTCATGAAGGGGAAATTAGACGAGCTTGAAGCCACGAGTTGCGATCACGGATGTAATGGACTAGAAAAACTGTTGAAATTGTATACTACAAATACTACGACGAATATGCACTTGTTCGACGCAAAGGATACTCTTCAAAAGTATAATAAGATATCTGAGATTATTGATGCGTATTATGACGTGCGTTTAGATTTATATGGAGTTAGAAAGGCGTACATGATTAATGCTTTGGAGAAGGATCTCGTTTTGTTATCAAACAAGGCCAAGTATATACAGGAGACATTGGACGGAACAATTGATTTGAGAAAAAAGAAGAAGGATTTTGTTGTTGAAATGTTACAACAAAAGGGATACGATAAACTTGAAGATGATGACGAATACCGTTATCTTGTAAAAATGCCAATGGATTCAGTCACCGAAGAGAATGTTACAAAATTGTTAAAGGACCGCGGCGATAAGTTGGCTGAGTTGGCGGTTATAAAGGCAACGTCTGTGAATCAGATGTGGAAGTCTGAGTTGGATCAGCTTAGAGATCAATATGTCGAATATAAAGAGGCCAGAGCGCGGCTTATGGCCGGGGAAGACAAGAAGAAAAAGGTGGTTTCCAAGGGTGTTGTTAAGAAGACTGTAAAAAAGGCACTAATGGTCGTAGAAGGTGAGTAAAAATATATCATATAAAATTTTAAATATTGTATATGATGTTAAATGTTGTATATAATGTAATTTAATTGGAAAAGGTGTCTTCTAAATGTGTACAATCGCCCTTATCAAATTGAGCGCTATATACTACTTTATTGGGCATTGTATGGTTTGTGCTTTCATATGAAAATTGCCAGTTTAAGGTTGCTTGGTTTGCGCCACTCTTTATACATTCGTATATTTTTCCTTCGAATTGTGCATAGGCGCCACGGTTAATAGAGAATTTTTGCGGGAAAATATTTATCGGCTCATTACCATACCCTCCCAGACGATTTGCCATAATATGCCCCGCATCACAGTTTGCCAAGCCATCATCTTCTAACATACGAGAATAATCCTGCGTGCACTTTGTCGGTTCGGTGCCCTTATCCAATGATTCCGGCGAAACTATTCCTGCGACAGATGATACCACTATGTGTGCGTTATGTTGAATATATGTGTATTTTACGGTTGACCCACCGCTGCCCATTACCAACGTATTTACTCCTAAGAGTGGACATTGAACCGATGTACATATACAAGTACTGCCCGTTACAGAATATGCCAAAACTGAAAATACACCACATAAGATACTGATCGCTGTTAAACGTAATCCACTAAACATAACAGGTGTATATCATACACTAATATAATTTTTATATAGTTTTCATAAGTTATTAACTAGATAAAAATTAGCTAAGATTATTTTTGTTAGAACAAAATGTATTTTTCCGTATTTACATCTTCAAACGTGTATAAGTTATTGTTGCTCAACTCCTATAAATCCATCTCTACATAACTCGACATATCTTTGAATTGCGAATTTAATAAAAGTTGATCCTTTAATGAACTCATCCTTTGTCATATTTTTTTTAGACATAGTTTTTTCACAAACTTCAAACACAACCCCCTTATCTAAATATGATGTAATTTGTGTTTCAATATTTTTATCTTTGACAAAATTATTTGTCATTAAATTTACACCATTAGAATCTAATACTACTTTAATTTGTACCGGGCGTAACTCTATGTAATTGTCAATATTATTAAACAACCTAATATAGTTGTCTGTACTTGTTAAATGAAATACAACCGCATCTTCAACTGGAAACAGTTGAACAATTTTATTGTCTATCAGCAATTTACCATTCTTATCTGTAGACAATATTCGGCCATTCAAGCTAACTTCTTTTACAAACAATCTACTACTATTATCCACATACATTAGGTTTCGTCGAACATTTTCAAACAACGCACCTTTTTTAAAATCGTTCACTTGGACACCAAATCCACACTGTAAATAACCGGTGGTCGGATCTATACCATCAATTGTTAATTGAACTTGACCTAATTCGACTGAACGATTCGTTTTATCACATACTTCAAACGATATATCTGGACCATATCTCATATGTGTAACGTTATCCACCTGACCCATTCCTTGTCGCGTCTTTAAGAACTCAGTATCTAATTGATTAGCATACTTGCCGATTTCTGAAAAATCGTATAAATTACTCTTGCGTTTAACTGTAAAGGCGCTATACGTTCCAAAACTACTCAAGTTCACAGGAATAGCATCATCTTCACGCACGCGTTCACATACCATGACCGGATAAGAGTCTCGCTTGACATACACATTATGTTTAGAACTGTAAATATTAGTACATGTAGTACATGCGATGTCCTGATAATTTATAAAGCGTTCATCAGTATTAACGCCGAAAAATTGTTGAGCAGGATCAATAGATACATAATTGGTATTGTTTGTTTGATCTGTTAACACCAAATCACCTATTATCTTAGCATCTCCAGAGACATTTAGGGTTGGATATACACAATCTTGAACGCAAAGTTCGGTAACAACCAGCGTGACTTTAGAACCAGAAACACCCATACATTTAATCCCGCTGATATAATCAAAAGTTAAATCCTCGTAATACAATATAAAATAATCGTTGCCGTTTATCTGATTAGTATTACTAGCATTATTCGCATTTTGGATGTTATACTTAGTCGTGAGGTTAATGAAAATGTTGTTACATTTGACCTTCAAGTTATAATCAAAGTCGGCATATTTAATTGCGGTGCCTAATGAGATATCGTTTGGTGTAGTAAGGTCCACATTTATAGAACTAAACATGACATCATGAATATTATTCAAGTCAATAACAAGCTCAAACGTTGCCAATTGAATGTCACTATATTTCTTCTGTATGCTACGCAATGTATTTAATCCTTGATCCAGATTTCTAACGTCAGCGCTTAACAATTTTCCGCTTTGATTACGAATGCGACGGTCAATTTCAGATAACATTTTACCAGTTAGTACACGTAGGTCGTACAAACGAGACAAGTTATTATTAGAATTGTATCTTATGCCGTAATGCTGAAGGTTTGTTCCGGCTCCCAAGAAATACAAGTTGCCATTATTAGTAAAACAAAAGCATCGTATTAATCTTATACCAAATACAAATGAAAAACACAATCCGAATAAATGTCCGTCATATAGAATTTCATTGTCTAAAATTTCTTGTAGTACATTAATACACGTTTGTAATGGAACGGATTTAACAGGATCATTAATTTCCCCAAGCTGATTGCCTTGCCAATCAGGATATAACCAATGATATATAATAGACATTTTGCTAGATAATAAAATATCCGCACCTTGAGCAAATTTCCAAATAGCATAAAAACTATCATTTGTTTGAATTAAATTTGGTTCACTTCTTACTATATCTCCAAATTCCTTGTCGGAGCTAGCAGTTCGTAACTTTTTCACGAGCGAATTCATAACCTTATATTGTTTAATTGCCGCATCTACTTCATTCAAAACGTCTTGTATTGTAGTATCGTTAATATCCAACATAGATCTAGGTTCATCTGTGCCTATACCAACTTTATATGAATTTGTAATTGTTTTTGCAACATTGTCCACCTTGAATATATTGTTATTATTGGAATCATTTACAAAGAGATTGCCATTGATAGTATTATCACCTGTAATAATCAAACTTTGATTTAATATTGATTTTAAGTTGAGCCCAGAACCTATCAAGTATTTTGTCCCATTGCTTACAGTTATTGTATTAACAAAAGATATTTTTCGAAACGAATTCCACAGATACGTCACAAAAGACGTTGAATTTATAGGATTGTTGTATAATACGTCCTCTTGAGTGCGTATAGTATCATATGCGGTACTAACATTTACATCATTGCTCCATAAATCTATTGGCATCTTACCGTTCCAATGCGGATTTGCTTCGTGAAGCAAATATTCACCACCCTTGCTTACATTGAACGCAAAAATATAACTTTCTGGAAGTAAATCGAACCTATTTGAAAAGTATTCGTTGTTTTTAATAGATTGTTGAAGACGTATGTTGCCATTTGAGTCAAGAGATAAATTGCCATTACTATCGTAAAAACCACCAGCAGTTACATTTGATTTATTTTTGAATAACAAACATACATAGTTAATAAAACGCACCTCTCGACTAATATAATTTATGATGTCCAGCAATACCTTACCTGTAGAATTATCTCTCATAATGTTTGTCACATTTAAATAAGTCATTACAAAAACCATTTCATTCTTTCCAGACGTTAGGTTGTTATCAATTCGCGCTCTCATAGAAACAACATACCAATTCTTATCAATATCACATAATAATTCAATAAATGAAAAAATGAACTCTGGGTCTGCGGCGGCAATAATTTCTGGTTCCATCTGATTAATTTCTTTTACGCACTGTTGTAATCGCTCAAAAGTGTAGCCCGCTGAAAGTATAGCATTACCAACACCATTCCTTAGATCTACAATAACTCCGTCTTCATGAATGATTTTAACGTCGGACGGGTGAATAATAGGTTTTATAGGAACAGAAAAAACTGTACATTGATCGCTATAATCGAATAATGGGTTACCGTCAGCGAACAATTCCGGTATTGTTGTAAACAGAGATTGACCTACAAATGCGATAGATACATCCAAGACGTTTTTCCCGTTATATTTATCAATTAATATAGAGGAGTGTGTAGAACCATCAAGTAAATATAACCGACATTCTTCAGATTTACCCAAATCGGTATACCTTTGCTTGATAGCCAGCGCGCCCTTCTTATCAACGGTTTTATCGGCGCTACCATTCCACAATAGAAGTGGCGGGCAATTTGTATCCAAATACTTTACTATGGAAAACCCGTCTGGCGTAATTAATGAGCCGCCAATTGACGTGCGAGTTAAAATAAAGTTAGGTGGTATTTTCTTCAAAAATTTTATAAATGGATGTTTATCATTCAATGCAGTCATCAAGACCATTATCGCTCCAGCCGAATATCCCATAATATGAATTCCCGTAGCACCCAAACTCTGTATATATTCAATCGCATCAATCAGGTCGTTTGTTGCGTTGATCACAGCCTTATTCCACCATTCTTGTGTAAATCCGCCCGTCGGGGGTTGTTGTAGTGAATAGGCCATAGAACAGGCAATGTAACCGTCCGCGTTAAACCGCGCCATTGCGTTTACTGCGTCCTTATCTTCTTCGTTGCCAGACACAAATGATCCTCCGTGTACGTATAAAATCGCCTCCAAATCTTTTGTCTGATGGTTCGGCATATAGAAATCCATATTATTGGAACTGCTGTTATATTTTACATTATCGGTTTTTCCAACTGGAAATTGAGATAACTTTGTGTAAGGCTGTTTTTCCGATTTGTTAGCTATTTTTTTTATTATTACTCGCATTATGTCGTAACTATTGACAGAATGTGGAACAAAGGTTTCAAATAAATCAAAAACGACTTGTTGTGTTAAGTTATCAATGTCTAGTAAACCACTTACTTCGTGCGAGCGTTGGTTAATTCCAACTTTATCATGAAATGTTGTAACTTTGCGAGTATTGTCAGTTGAAATAACTGCGTCACCATTGTATCGCGTAACATTCAAATTTCCTTGAATGCCAACATCACCTGTCATTTGTACGGACGTTTCAAATAAATCGTTAATATTGATAGACTGTATTTGATAGCATAAACCATCGTATCCATCGACCAGAATCATTTTAATAACACCTGTATAATAGACTGATCCAACCACATATTCGACTATGACGATTTGTCCCTCCTGCATTCCTGTGTAACTGCGATTTAGTTCCGTATTGATCTGCAAAATTATATTAGGCATGTTAATATTGGAACCAGGAATATAAGAATTCGCTATATATTGTCCCTCCCAACTAGGATATTCCTGAGATGAAACAATCTTAAGTGTATTGAATTTATTGTCTGGACCTAATTGATAAATAGTGCCTAATTTATAATCAGTATTATTACTAGAAAATGTATTAAATGCGTCCTCGATTTTACCTAAATAGGATATATATGATGCTGGCAGATCCGAAATCTCCGCGTATTTAGTTATTGACGGGGTTAAATTAAATCCAGATACTATTTTAATCCACTCCTTGCCAGTTTTGTCTAAAATGTCGGGGGTATACAAAAAAAACGCAATTTTTACACCCAACTCCCAGTCATACGGAATTAATACATAGAATTGCGTTTTTTTCGGTGATTTGCTCCTTAATTCATTAAATCTATTATAACCATCTGTTTCACATTTTTCGCGATACACATTCCATATGTTGTTTTGTTTATTATCCCAATTCGAATCTGGCTCAAAAAAATGTATCATTTTTATTGGTTCAGCAGAAGCAACGACAATATATCCGTTTATGATTACAGCATTATCAGTGTATTTATTTTCAAATATAGGTCTTAATACAGAAGCATATTCGCCTGCTCCTAGGATTTCGCCTTTCTTCTCATTGATAAGATTTGTCGTAAAGTTCAATTTGTTGACACAGTTAATATATTCTTTTGTGATGGTATTGACGTTATCAATCGAAAAGTTATTATCACTCGCTTTAATGTTATCTGTTAGATGTTGACAATATAAGCTGTTCGCGTGTGCTTCTGTTTGTACCTCTTTTATTTTGTTCCCTAGTTTAAAGATATCTCTATTCATATTTGCAATATTTCTATTCTGCGCTTGTAATATTTGCTGCATTGGCAATATGTGAGTTTCGTGTAGACCTCTGCCGACTCGGGAAGAATTATACGATGTTGGCATAACATGCGACATAATATATATATAATGTATATTTGTTTATTCTTAACTAATAATTTTGCTATTATTTCACTTGTCGTTTTTAAACTAAATTATAGTTGTGCCTTTAATCTTTAATATTATTAGCAATGACTTCTGTAACCGCCGCTTCGTTATAATCATTATTACAGCCAATGAATCCAAACATTTTTTTAATGTTCTCTCTGTCAAACATTCGTTCAAAACTCGTTAAATAACACCATTCTTTGTTTTTATTTGCGAATTCGATTAATTCTTTGCTATTCTTTTGTAAGAAATCTACCGCACTTTTATCTTTATTAAACCAACCGCTTTTGCTTTGTTGACGAATATTCTCTCTAATCTGAACAATAACCTTTGTTTGTGGAAACAGTTCCTTAAAATCAGATATATATTGAATATTCCCAGAGTCATATCTAATTTCTTTAAACCCCCATACATTCGTCGTCGCACTATTTTTAAACATATTTATAATTGTCATTTGTATTAATTGCACGATTTGTTGATACTTGTAAGAATTGTACCAGGCGGGTTTTACATTTTTTGCGATAATTTCGCTATACTTTGCCGGATTGAAATGACCTGGTATGTAATCTGCGCTTGATGTTTTGATTCGTCTATAGAATTCAAGCAGGCTGTTAATTGCGCCAAAATTCTCTCCACATATATTGCTATTTGGGATTGTATTAATAATTCTCTGTAATGTCGTTGACCCTGAACGACCCGTCGCACATATCAATACTATTTTATCCTCTATTTTATTTGCCGGGTTAGCTTCCATAAAATATTATTTTCATAAAAAATAATACATTTAAACTTGTGTGCGACAATTTAGAACCACCCCTTAAATTCTAATTGGCGATCGTTGTCGTTTGCCATTACAGGATGAGCAATCGGCACGACTAATGTGCTAACATCACTTACATATTTCATGTAACCCTGTGCTTCACCGTATACTTGTTGGATGCAGTAATCCAAAACAATCTTGTTCAACGCTGAAATTTGCTGTTGAAAATTGGTTGGTTGGTTAGCGGCGTATTGTAAAAACACACTTCTCATGATTATTTTTAGCGAATCGCAATCCTGGTCACCAATAACATATTGCCCATTCGATATTCTATAAATGCCCGCTCGGATTCCATTTTGCAAGATCTGAATGTTTTCTTGAGAGAAAAATGCTTGGGATAGGGAGCTTGATGTCCATAATCCTTCGGTGGCGTTCCTAAAGGTCACGCATTGGTTAGCAGGTATTTTATCGTACATTTGAAACAAAGCAGAAGTATTAGGGGTTTTAATATCAACCCGTCCGTTATTTACTTTATTCATTTATATTACTCCAATAAAAAAAATATATTCCTTTAATTTATATGGAAGGATTTCAACAGATTGTTCTATTTTCTGCTATCATAATATTAATAATTGCGCTTGTATTTATTGGTATTTCATTGTCATATGCCAAGGATGGACAAAAATGGCCACCAGTGGTTCCATCTTGCCCCGACTACTGGAAATTCGAAGGCGATGGCGATGACACCAGATGCGTAAATGTTAAAGATTTAGGAACTTGCCCACCAATGAGTGGAAAGAAACATCTAGAAATGGACTTTAATACTCCTACATATACCGGGTCTCAAGGCACATGTAATAAATCTACTTGGGCGAATAATTGTGGAGTTAGCTGGGATGGCATCACATACGGATCTTCCCAACGTTGTTAAATATATGGAACACTTTCATTAAGTTTTCAAATAACAAAAAAAGCTACATAAAAACAATTATTATTTATTATATAAGATGGAGAACTTAGAAATAAATACAATTCTTAATAGGACCGAACAGGCCGAACAAGTGAGGAATATATTGCGCAACTTTGAGGCAAATAGAAATGATGTCCTTTTGAAAAGGGGGATTTATGTATTTGGCGACCCAGGAACAGGCAAAACTACATTTGTTACTAAAATCTTGAAGGAAATGAATTATGATATCATAAAATATGATGCCGGAGACATAAGAAATACATCCGTGATTGAAGATATAACAAAGCATAATATGGCGGATAGAAATATCATGAGTTTATTCAACAAAAAAGCACGAAGACTCGCAATTATTATGGACGAAATTGATGGAATGAATAATGGAGACAAGGGAGGCATCAACACCTTAATCAAATTAATCCGTCCTAAAAAGACCAAAAAACAAAAGTTAGAAGAAGTTACGATAAACCCGATTATATGCATCGGAAACTACAAGGTAGATAAAAAAATCAAGGAGCTTATGAAGGTATGTAACACAATAGAGCTTAAGACTCCTACATTACCGCAGGTAACAAATATAGTAGCGCCTCTTTTACCTAACATCGACCAAGACATTAAGGGAAGAATAGCCACATTTGTTCAGGGAGACTTGAGAAAACTTCACGGCATTTATACCATTTATAAAAATAAGCCGGAATTTTTCACCGAACATTTAATTGATAATATACTACGAATCAAGTCTTACAGTGATGATACAAAAAAAATAACGAGAAATCTATTTAATAAGTATTATACCGTGGCAGAGCATAATAGCGTTATGAATGAAACTGATAGAACAAGCGTCGGGCTCTTGTGGCACGAAAACCTGATTGATGTTATTGATAAGGCGGATAAAAAGGTATCGATACCATTTTATATTAATCAGCTAGAAAACGTCTGTTTTGCGGATTATATTGATCGAATTACATTTCAAAAACAAATTTGGCAGTTTAACGAGATGAGCTCCTTAATTAAAACACTGAAAAATAACAAGATGTATCACGAATCATTCCCGCAAAAGCAGCCTTGTAATCCAACAGAAACCAGATTCACAAAGGTTTTAACCAAGTATTCCACAGAATATAACAATTCGCTATTTATTCAAAAATTATGTCAGGTGTTAGGCATGGATAAGAAAGATCTGTTTGGATTTTTTATTGATCTGAAAAATGCCGATAATGATAGCGAACTTAATCGATTGACCGAAATGTATGAAATCGGAAAGTTGGACATTAGCCGCATTTACAGGTATATTGAAAAATATATCAAGGAGAATGCGACGGGAATAACTGATAAGGACGTTGAAGAGGAAGAAGAAGATTTTGCTTTCGAGGAAGAATAAAATGTGTGATCGTATGCTGTTTATTTTACACCTTTTAGATTTCAAATACTGATTATTTATAAACAATTATTATACATAATCACGTCTCAATAATTTCCAGAAAATATTATATAACTCAAAAATACACCAAAAAAATTCTTTGCGAACAAATCTAATATATTGTAAAATGCATTTTTAACATAATAAGGCAAAACCGCTACAAAACCATACATTGACCAAAAAAAGAAAAAATACCAAAATAATAAATATCCGTTTGTGTTTTCAGTTACATAGTTTACATAAATGATATAATAATACAGTAAAAATGGTATAAACCCTAGAAATACTCCAAGCAAAACGGGAATAATTTTCATTTCACCCAAATAACCAAAAAACAACATTAACCAATTCAAAAGCACTACAGGTATAAAAATATTTGAATTCTCTTTCAAAAGTGTAAAAAATTCCAGTTCGGTTGTCTTGTCTTCTACCATTTTATTTAGATAAATTAAATATATCATCAATGTTATTAGCATTGTCGGGGTTGTAATAAACCAATCTATATATCTTTTGGGTGTAACATTTAATACCTTGGTAAAATTATAAGCCAACCAAACATAAAATGATCCTTCGAAAAACTGAACCACCAATTCTAATAATAGTAATTGTCTTATTATCGAATAAATAGTTGGAACTTTTACAAAAAACGCTCCAATCTCGATTATTCCTGTTATTATTTGAACAATAATTGAAATTACTAATGTGACATAAAATAAGTATTTCGCATCCATATATCCTATATTAGTTAAATATTTTAGTTTTTATCAAACTATTTCTTCCGCACATTTTGATTCAATAAAGAACATATTTATTATTTTACAAACGTCTTCTTGTGTTCTATCTTCCACTAGATAGCGTTGAACTGCTGTTAATTTGTAATCATTACTTTATGAGTAGGCATTATATACTAATTTGATATTTATAAAAATTTGAAATAAAATTGATTTTAAAATTAAGAACACATAACATAGATATAACTTATACAATAATGTCGAAATTATTATCTCTTGGAGCAATCAATAAACATGGAGATATTGATCAGGAAGATAAAACTTCCGGAGACGAAGAACTCGCGAGGCAATTGCAAATGCAATTTAATGCCGAAGATAATAATAACTTTAACAGTTCTTCTGCCTCGCCCAACGAACAGATTATCAATATCTATGAATTGTCGTTTGAAAATGGGAAAGTTATGAAATTCCTTGAGACCAAGTACTCAAAGGCATTAATGGAATGCGCCCCTATCATTGATGCTATCAACAAATGCAAAGGTGACAATGTTCAATTGGTTGCTGAGCTCGCGACCACGATTAAAAGCAAGCTGCCTAACACGATCAAAAACCGTGTGTCCTTTTGTTTTTACGGCGCAACCTGGAAGGCCAATATAGGAAGCCGAGAAACCGCAAAATTCTTGTTTGAAAAGGGATGGGGAGGCCACTGGGGTTGGTGGATTCGAACAGCGATTGAAAGACAAAAAATCGGAACTTGGCGAAGCATAATTAAACAGATGAAAGATTTGGGGCTTGATATCGAAAAGTTTCCAGCGTGGCCGAGCAACAACACGATTCTCTTTGAAAACAGTGTTCTTCGCCTAAAAGTAATAGGTGCGACTGGCTACTCTGTAGAGTACTTGTAGTCCGGATTGGAAAAGGGGTGTATAATTGTGAAAAACATCATGAAATCAAATCATGGTGTTTTTATTTGGTTTTAGTTATTGTGTTAGTTATTTGAGTAAATTATTTTATTTTTTCAGTGAGTTATTAGTTAATATAGATGAGCTGCTTTTTGAAACGCATAGCCTGTCGAGATTTCTCGGCATCGGCAATTCTAGCGTCGCGCTTGGCCTCCCACTTCGCAATTTGGATTGGATCCAAGTCACATCGCATATGAGACATATAATGGCGAGGGGAACTGTAAAACATTGTAGACGAATTGTTCTTACTCTTACATTCACCCGTCGCAAGAACTACCTTAAAGTACAAATCCTCATCACTCGACCCAACGAAGTTGGTATAATAATGTCCAGTTTCCGCATCTCTAATATTACTTCCGGTATCCGAAGAGGTATACAGCTCAATCTTACGCAGTCTCGAACCACGTGTGTTCGCTAGTGGTCTCCAAATTACGTTATAACCACTGTCCATTCTTTGTGAATCATGTAACATATCGTTAGGGTTAAGCACATACTCGTTGGCTTCATGTGGCGACTCGTTATACTCCATTGTTACTGTTATAATCAAGGTATCTTTAAGTATATTTTGATTAAAAAATTATTACGATAGTGAAGTTATTGTTGGCGCCTCTTGAGAAAGAGCGATGCGCCTTTCCTTGATTCGGTCGCTAATAATTTGCTTCATTTTGTCCTCCAAATATGTTACCTTTTCCGTTAATTGATTGTTTTCTAATGTGAGCTGTTGAATTAAAACACTCATTTCGTTAATTTTATTCTGCGCAGCAGGCAGAGAAGAGGCTATCTGTAATTTATTCATCATTTCTTCTTGTTCAGCTTGTTTTTTCATGTGTTCCTGTATCATTACTTCTCTCTTCTGTTTCATTTCTGCGATTTGCTTTATTACATCCGGTTTGTTTTCTGGTTTTCCCGGTTCATACGAGGTTAAATTATTAATATCATCTGTAAAAAACCTCAATATATCTGGTTCTTTGACAAAATCGGCAGGGACCAATGTGGAGTAATGCATACTTGGATTAGGACCTTGAGCAAGCAATTCCTTTTTGTCAAATGAATTCTGTTCGTGTGAAAATACTAAAATGGATTTTTTGGATTCCAATTGAACAAATGGAATAGTATAATCCTTTAAAAACTTCTTCTCTTCTGCCACAGAAGATTTTTCATCAAACCGCGTGACCTTTAGCAACTCTCGTTTAAAAGCAAATGTCGCAGCCGTGGCATGGTTTGGTCCATACGGCCCAAACTGAACCATCTTATTTACGTGTTTAAAATAACAAAACATCGCGCTTGACCCAGCACATAACGCTTTGGGTGCTTTTTGTAAGGTTTCAACCGCGTGTCGCACTCTTTCGGGCGGATAGTAATCGTCGTCATCCATATATACAATAATATCACCGCTCGCCTTTTCGTTCAACAAATTTCGTTTACTTCCCAAAGTCATCTTTTCATCATATTTAAAATATTTAACTTGTGGAATATGACTAACTAATTCTCCGATCTTATCCGTTCCATCATCAATTATAATCCACTCCATTCTATCTTTGGGGTATGTCTGGTGTTCAAAACATTTAATAATCATCGGTATAAATGGACGCCTATTAAAGGTTGGAGTACATATGCTCACCATTGGAAGCGTCTGTTGCTTTTTATTTTTCCCCATTTATCAGTATTTTAATTATAGGTTTAAGTCCTATTTTTATGTAAATTAATTTTTTTCCCTATACTTATAAGCTCATTTTTAATATTTCCTCCAGACTGGGGTCTGCCAAAGAACCAATGATACAGCCATCCGTGTTTGTCTTTCGGTAGGTTTGATTCTGTAATACACGTCTTCTTGGCTTGTTTATAACTTGTTAAAAGAGAGAAACCCTTTTCTGTTACTGGAGTGTATATGTCAATTGCTATAAATCCAAAATATATTAACAGAACGACGATCGTGGGAACTATACCGCCTACCGCACCCAATTGTATAAAGGCAAACAAAATTACAAAAAAACTTAGGAGGCCCATCATTTGTCCCTTGTAATGCTTGTATGTTTCTTTTATAATTGTGAATCCAGTCGTTGGGTCAGTTTTGGTTTCTGAGTCGGTTTTGGATTTTGAGTCACCATTCAATTCTGATTTAAATGTGATAACGCCAAAAATACACCACCAAAACGCTAAAATTATAAAGAGTGATGAAAAACTCCACGCAAAAATCGTCGCCAATGTAAATAAAATAATTAGGCCAAATGCTATCAAATATCTAAATGGTGTGGAAAAAAATCCGATGTTTTCCCATTTTGGCAACCCTTTACCTGTTTCATTTGTATTTTCCTTGAAAAACCACCCCATTTCAGTAAACCATGTATAAATAAAATGTATGATATCTATAAAAATAATGAACGGCGATAATGTAGAGAATATTACGGGACCCATTAATACAAGCAACGATTCGGGCATCAAATTTAATTTATTCAATACATAACTGAATATAGCATAATTAAATTGTAGGGTGCTTTCTAGAACAGTCACAAAATAGTTTAGTAAAAAAAATGAATCTGGATTATTCTTATAAGAACGAAGGCCGTCTAGTATACTATTTGAAGAGTTGTACTCGTCGTATGGTATTTTTAATTTCATCGACATTTGAGGATCTGTATTCGTAGTAAAAATATTCGTTGTAATTGGTTCAATGTCCGGCTTGGTATTTACATAGGGATAGCATTTTTTATCGTCTGGCAAAACGTTAGATTGCGCTACTTTACATGCGTATAATATTAGACCACTGAATCCATAATAAACAGGTATGCTGAATAGAATAATTACTATGATGATAATATAAGTTGTTAATTTCGAGGTATAGGACTTTTTGTCATCCGTTTCATCAGAATTTGCCATTACTTATATTACACAGACAAAAGAAAAATGATATAAAATAATAAAAAGGTTTATTAAATTTGAAGTCTATAAAGTTATTATTTACTAAATCACCTAATTCGGATTAATTTTAAATCTTCATAGATATTATATTACTATTATGGAAATCTATAAAAAAAACTCTGGATTTTTATTTTTGGCAGTGACCAGTTTTGTTCTATTAATATTAATATTTAAGTGGATTGATTATTTAACCAAAAATAAATTCATTATGGAATGTTTTACATCATCAATAATTCAAGAGGAATACGGCGGCGCAACAAGTCACACTGTAGATCTTCCTTTAACAACAACGTATAGTTGTACGAATTTCTGTGGTCCGGCCGCGCGATGTGCCATAACCGGACAACAGTGTTCGGCCGATATTGATTGCCCCGGCTGTCAGCCATACACACCGCCGTTGAAAAGTGCGCCCGAAAATGTCCCCGGCAATGATGAAGCTGGAAAACTCACAGTCGGTGTTACGCCAAGATATTCGCCATTAACAAGTGGTTATGGAACCCGCGAAAGGGTCATTACTGCTAATATGTTCTCTAAACCAGCCATGCCCAATTTCGGCGTTAATACGTGGATGGGTAGCTTTAATGAAGATCAAGCGTTGTTTGATAAGAGATATAAACCGCCGGCTGTTCAGTTTATGCCTGACTACCCTGAACGTTATAGTTTGACTGGTGAATTCATTGAGGACGGACCATTTGCGTCTAATTCTCCCCTCCCTTAGGCGTTCAATCTTTGTCAACAATTACCTCCTTGGAAACCCTTTTAATGATTTTTTCTTCCTTTTCAAAATCATTATCACCACGTCCGCCCATTGCTTCCATGATAATCTTGTTATATTGGTCAGAAAAGCGAGAAGCACTTTTGGTACAATCTGGATGCGCTTCTTTGAATTTGGGTAACATTCTCGCGTTTTTATCTGCAACCTTTCTAACCATCTTGTGCATCTTCTTTTGTTCATCATCTTTTTCCCATTTATCTTCGTCTTTGATATACATTGTTTCTCTCTTCTTGTCGGTACAATGAACCGGTCTTTGGGTTACATCCAGGTCCTTCAGGCTCTTTACAATAATATTAGAGATTCCCTCTACGTAACCGAGTTCTCCAACTTTTTCCAGGTCCGACAATTGTAGCTTAATCGATTCAACGAAATCTGTAATATTCATGGCATCTTTGCATGTTTCATTCAAGAAGAAGTTCAGGTTAAATGCCTTGTTATGCGAGTTTGTGTTTGTATTTGTGTTTGTAATATTAGTTGTGCTCTGATTATAAGTATCCTTCTTTACAATTTCAAGAATTAAGTTTTTAAATTCCTGATTTTCTTTTATGAGATAGTTAATCAAATCGTCCTTGTCGGTCGCATTGTTGTTATTATTTTTTACTTCAGGTTCATCATTTGTTTCAATTACAAGATTAGTATTATTTACAGAGCACCCTTTCGCTTTATGTTTCCACAACCCAGATAAAGTAGCATAGTTTTTACCACATTCGCAGCTATGTTCGGCATTTATTTTTATTTCCGCATTTTCCAATTCATTTCCAGCGACACGATACATATGTTTTTTGGTCTTGGTGTGAATTATATAGTTGCTTTTCTTAGAGCATCTAAAGTCACAACACTCGCAGCAAAAATCGGCATTTTTCGGCATCTTATTTAGTTCCATTTGATATATATATGGAAATATAAAAAATGCCTAAATCATTTTAATTGCAAATAATAAAAATTTTATCGTCACAAATTGAAAATTATTTTTTTGGTGACCAGACCATAAAATTCAATTATGCAGTAAAAACATGTTATTTCGCAACACTGTTTTGGCTTTTTCGATTTTTGGACATTTTTTTTGTCCATTTTCATTTTCTGAAAAAACTTTCCCAGGAGAAAACTTGATATTTTCAATTCTTTAAGTTAAAAACAACTAATTACAAAACGCATCTAACAAGAAGTGATTACGATCATTCCGAATAAAAACATTGTCTAATCCAATGGTTTCGTACCAGGTGGTCAAATCACCCAAAATACGAAACCCCGAGACACATGATAAGACCTGTATAAATTCACATTTACTCGGTAAAACCCGTCCGACCCGCAAACCATCCCATGAAACCTTCAACCAACCCGACGTTTCCACCAATTCAATTTGAAAAGAAGCAATAAGATGGTAGAAATGAACCGCGGATAAAGGATAGACAAGAGTAATACCCGTCTTATTACATTCAAGTTCAACCAAAGGAGCACCTTTGTGGAGTTGTGTAACATCCCCCGCCAAGAGGCTAATGGAAAACTGAATGGTCCCGCCATATGCTATCCTGAAGTTCCCCAGAAACTTGGACGGCGCATTGTAAACCCACAAAGATTTATCCGGTTTCCCGTGAATGAGGTTATCACTTGCCTGAATATAATGATTAAAGAACTGACCGCGGCTATATGGTTCAAAAACGGGAACTGAAACTGGTAGTTTGTTGCCAAGAATAGTCCAACCGTCGTTCCCGAGTAGAAAATCGCTACCGACAATCGTGCCATCCGCATCCACAATCATGACATTTCCAGGAAAGGACTGAGACGAGCCATCCGTTACAATAAAAGAAAACACATCGGAGCAAAAGCGACAGAAAAGTCTCGTGTTCGGAACATAGTAAACACGGTGTAAAGAACCAGTAACCAAAGTATGATTATGAGTGATAGGCGCGCCGGAAACGGGATGATAACCATACAAACTATACACCTGGGATAATTGAAATAAGGTTCCGTACTTGGGTAACTGTGTAATAAACGTCGTGAGTTTGCTGCCAATTTTATCCCCACCCTTTAACCGGACAATATAGCCCGGAAGAGAATTGTTCATAACAATCAATTGATGAAAAGCAAACGGAACCGCGAGAGAAGCATAAATAGGGCACAAAGCGATCAATAAGAATAATAAACAAGAATAAACCGACATATACTAATAATATCAACCAATGCTTATATTCTTTAAGTATCAAATTTATATAATATATTGTAACATTAGTTAGGATCTTTCTTTTAAGCATCGCGAATAATTACCTCCTTGGAAACCCTTTTAATGATTTTTTCTTCCTTTTCAAAATCATTATCACCTCGTCCACCCATTGCTTCCATAATAATTTTGTTATATTGGTCTGAAAACCGAGAAGCACTTTTGGTACAATCTGGATGCGCTTCTTTGAATTTGGGTAACATTCTCGCGTTTTTATCTGCAACCTTTCTAACCATCTTGTGCATCTTCTTTTGTTCATCATCCTTTTCCCATTTATCTTCATCTTTAATGTACATTGTTTCTCTCTTCTTGTCTGTACAATGAACCGGCCTTTGCGTAATATCAAGATCCTTCAGATTCTTTACAATAATGTTGGAAATACCTTCTACGTAGCCGAGTTCTCCAACCTTTTCCAAATCCGATAATTGTAGCTTAATCGATTCAACAAAATCTGTAATATTCATGGCATCCTTACACGTTTCATTCAAGAAAAAGTTCAGGTTAAATGCCTTGTTATGCGAGTTTGTTGTAGTAGTTGTTGTATTGTGAGTGCCATTTTTGATAACCTCCAGCATGATATTTTTAAAATCTGATGTTTCCTTTATCAGTTCTGAATTTTGTTTTATAAGCATCAGTATAAGTTGATCTTTATCCGCTGGGTCGTTTGTTATTTGATCATTCTTTTCATCTGAACCGGAATAGTCTTCGGGTTTACATTTTTTATTATGTCTCCATAATCCGGAGTTATCCTTATATTCCTTGTGACAATTTTGACATATATATTTGGAGCTTAAGCCGGGCTTAAAATCATTGCTAATCATTGATTTTATATGTTTAGCACTTAGACAGTGATTATCCATGTTACTCTTCTTACCCGTTTTATAGTCACATTTTTCACAAAAATATTCAGGGCTTAATTTCGGCTTAAAATCATTGCTAAACATTGCTATACATTGACAGAATATTATAATTTTAACTTCTTTTCCCAAAAAAGTATAAAATTTTATCGTCACAAATTGAAAATTATTTTTTTGGTGACCAGACCATAAAATTCAATTATGCAGTCAAAACATGTTATTTCGCAACACCGTTTTGCCTTTTTCGATTTTTGGACATTTATTTTGTCCATTTTAAATTTCTGGAAAAACTTTCCCAACGAAAAAACATGTTTTTATCTACAGGTGTAGGGTTTTTTTTAGACATTATTTTCTCAAAATTCCTACACGGTTGTAGGAATTTTGATGATTTTGGGCTATTTTAGGGCCACAATATTTATGTAGCATACAATAGACCCGCATTGCCGCCAACAAATATTACCATATTTACACGCTCCTCAATTAAATACATGTTGAAATTGTAATCATAAATACGCCACGTTGGTTTGTTAATACCCACAATATCTCCCGTTGTGGGGTCGCAGATAGTTAACACCTGCGCATATGGATCTACCGGAGGCGATATAGTTGTAAATTCAAACTGAACATTTGTAAATCTGCTCATATTCATCGCACCTGATGGTTGTATTACTCGCGGATTGGTATCGAGACAAAAATTATAACAATACAAGCCCTGTGGCGCATTACCAGCGGTTCTCACATACTTTTCAACAAAATTATATACCCCCGAAGGTAACATATTTTCTCTATATTGCCCATCCAAGAGGATCCCAAGTGCTACTAAAATATACTGAATATTCTGCGGATTGTATTGCCCTGTTATGTAGAGGTTTGTTGGCGAGCCATCAGGATTTACACCTGGACCTATACTAGGAGGACCTGGAGCTAAAGGATTTACATAATTATAGTCTCCCGCACTAGGCGCAAGGATCACGTCCTGAGGCATATAATTATAAGGCCAATTCGTATAATTTGACCACTGATTTCTCAGGTTTGCGTCGCTTCGCTGAAAGTAAAACATCCAGCTAATCACCATTCCCAATGAATCCAAATCAATCTTATTCTGCCCAGTTATGTTATAATAGGGTCTCTCGTAGACCTGCTTAAATAAATACTTCTGCTCGTTCTTAGCAAATACCTCAGATTCGTCGTTTGATAAAAAGCAATAAGTGCAGTTTAAATTAATATCTACGTTCCATTGTGTTCTGGTATCCACATAAGATACCGGGCCAAGAATTTCATCTGGCGGTGTTTGAAGGAATCGATACGGTTGCATATAAAACTGATTAAAATTCGGCGCAACCACTGGAAACGAATTCGCGTAATCCATAACATCGCGTATAGTAAACCATTCGTTAAAAGGTCTTAATGTCACGCTAATTTGAAGCTCGTTATATTGAAGCGCGACTAATGGAAAGGCCTGTGTAGTAACAAGATTAAACCATGCGCCAAGAGGGATATATAATGTGCGCCCTGTGATGGATGGCTGTGCACCGGCCGGACTGGGATTATAAAACGCACTTGGATATGCGTTTACTCGCGCGCCATAGTTTGCAGGATCATTTAACTCGGCTGTTTGTCCAATCATTTCGTTAAATAATGCGAGCTTCTCTGCTGTAAAATCGCGCTGAGCGGAAGCTAAAATATATTGCCCCGAGTATTCTTGTAATTTTTGATTACCGCAATTAATAGTTATGCGGCTAATAATTTGCGCGCCGATATTTTCTATCCATTGAAAATCGTAAGGCGCCCAGTCAGTATAACCAGTTACCGCACCTGCTGAATTATAAATTGGTTGAGGAGGCAGAATTGGGCTCCAAATTGTCGGGAGATTGATTGAGATGTAGCAGTCCATAAGGAGGTCGGCATATCGTTTAACGCGGTATACAAATGTTGATTCTGTTGTAGGATTAATTGTTGGCGTTCCTTCATAATCCAATCTAAAATTTTGCTTACCAAAGTTCGTGTATTTTTTATAAACAGCCTTCCAGAATGTTTTGCTTGGATTGCCATTTAAAATTATATTCTGTTGCCCTTCGCTAACCAATTGCATTAATCCGCCTGCCATATTAAGTATATAATAAGGTAATTTTTTAATTCTTTATTTCATCATTTATATATTCTTTCTAAAACCCAAATTTAAATTAAAAAATAATATATTATATTAGATTAATGCCAAGCGTAGCAGAACAGTATTTAAGCAACATTACAAATTCCGATGAAGCTTTCCAGTCGTATATGATTATTGCGATTATTTTTGTCATTCTTGTAATATTTATCGTATACATGATTTATCTTAGCAGATTAGAATCGAAAGAATGCGATTTTATGAATTCTTTGTATCCCACCGTAAACGGAAACATTAGGCCTATTTCTGCGAATGATCCCGACTGTAGCGGCAACCTTTTTGATTACTATGTTAAAACCGCATATAATGCTTGTTCGGGCGGCTCTTACAAAAACGATTTCGTAAATATTTGTAATTTAAAGGCAGTAATTAAACAGGGTGTCAGGTGTTTAGACTTTGAAGTATACTCAATTGACAATCAACCCGTCGTTGCTACTTCCACAGTCGACAGTTATTTCATTAAAGAGACATTTAATTCCGTTGATTTTAGCAGCGTAATGGAGACAATCCGTAGCTACGCATTTTCCGGCGGAACCGCGCCAAATCCAACAGACCCCATTATTGTTCACTTAAGAATTAAGAGCAATAACCAGGAAATGTATTCTAATTTAGCGTCTATTTTAAAATCGTATGATGATATCTTGCTTGGAATGGATTATAGTTTTGAAAATAGCGGTCATAATTTAGGAAGCGTTCCCTTAATAACGTTTAGGAACAAGGTGATTCTAGTCGTTGACAAAATAAACAACTCATTTTTACAGAATCAAGCATTCCTAGAATACGTAAACATAACAAGCAACTCAATCTTTATGAGAAGTTATTCAAATTATGACATTGTAAATAACCCCGATACTCAGGAATTAACTGACTATAACAGGACGGGCATGACAATCGTCTTCCCAGACGTAGGTATCGATCCCGCAAATCCAAGCGCAATGCTAGCTAGAGCGTATGGATGTAATTTTGTCGCAATGCGTTATCAACTGGTGGACAACTTTTTAATGGAGAATGCCGAGTTTTTCGATAGATGTGGTTACGCATTTTGTTTAAAACCCGCGGATTTGAGGTACCAACCTATCACTATTCCGGCACCAACCCCACAAAACCCCGCGTATTCATATGCTACGCGGACAACATCAACAGACTATTATAGTTTTAAATCTTAAGAAGGGTTCACCCCCACTATAAAAAAATTTAAAATTATAAATTACTAATTGCCCATTGAAGATTTAAATCTATTTAGTATATAAGATCACGGGATGACAACAAAAAAGACCTGTAAAGGATTAAAATTCGAAGATTGTGAATTAGCGATTCTTCGTATGGCAGTTGATAAAGCGGAAGAAAAAATGGCTAGGCGCGTTATTCAATCAGACGATATTAAAAGAATTATTAAGATTGTCGAAGATTTTATTAAGCGAAAGGCCCTAATTTGTTATGGAGGGACGGCAATTAATAATATATTACCTTCGGATGATCAATTCTATAACAAGGAAGTAGAGATTCCTGATTATGACTTTTTCGCGGTGAATGCGTTGGCCGATGCGAAAGAGTTGGCAGATGTTTATTATAAACAGGGGTTTACAGATGTAGAGGCAAAGGCGGGTCAGCATCACGGAACATATAAAGTGTTCGTTAATTATATTCCAGTTGCTGATATAACCATGTTACCCAAGGGTATTTATAATGCGTTGAAAAAGGACGCGATTCGCGTAGGCGGAATTTTATACACACCGCCAAACTATTTAAGAATGTCAATGTATTTAGAGCTCTCGCGCCCCGCAGGAGATACGAGTAGGTGGGAAAAGGTTATGAAGCGTCTGTCGCTATTAAATAAACATTATCCAATTACAGATTTAAATTGTAACATGGTTGATTTTCAACGAGAAATGGAAGATAGAACAGATGAAGACCTTATTTATGATACAGTAAGAAACGCGTTTGTAAATCAGGGGGTCGTGTTTTTTGGCGGCTACGCCATGTCTCTATATTCGCGCTACATGCCTGGTAATGTTAAACAGAAATTAGAAAAGATTGCGGATTTCGATGTTTTATCCAATGACCCTGAAACAACCGCCGAAATTGTGAAGGAACGTTTAAAGGATATTGGCGTCAAAAATGTTAAAATCAACAAAAGGGAGCCGGTTGGAGAAGTAATCCCTGTAC